GATTCGTCTACTAATCCTGTCACATACCATGAAAAAGTTAGTACTTCTTGGATTCAGATGGGCGACACGGGTTCAGCAGACTTTCAATTTTCAATGTTTGATCCTGCATTAAATTCAACAGGCGCGGCACTAGTGTCGGGTGATTTATATGTGCGTACGACATTACAAGGTGGCGGATTAGACGTAGATTTATCGTCTTATAGTTCTACATCAGGATTGTTTACTTCAATACAAGCACCAATTTACGCATCAGATGATTTAGCATCAGCGGCGTTGTCTACAGTAGGTGATGTTTATACTAAAACTCACGCAACACTTGGCTCTTGGGAATTAAGACGCCATACAGGTGCGCCTACATCAGTTCTTACTTCGGGAGCAATTCCGAATGTCAACGATATTGATGTCGATTTTGTACTTGAAGGTGTTAGTTTAACGTTTGCATCGGGCACAGGATTAAATACAATAGTTACAAATTGTCAATCAAACGCATCATTAAATGCTTTAAATGTTAGTGTTGAAAAAGTAGGAACAAATAAAATTCGTTTCATTAAGACAGACGGTCTTGAACTTAACTTAGAAATCTCATCAGGTGCTTCAGGATTAGGCTTCTCAGCAGATTCAAATACAGCATCAGTTTGGGAATCATTAGTTTATCAAGCAAGTGCAACACAAATTACGGGTACAATCGCAGAAGGTACTCTATGGTATAATTCAACTCTAAATGTTGAGATTCTAAAGAATACAAACGATAGTGGAAACATGGTATGGGAGAGATATGCATGGTCAGAAGATGTAGACGGCGAGCAACCAAGTGAATTACAACTAGTTACAGGTGCTCCAACAACACAAAAAGATGGTACAACTGCTCTAGCAACAGGTGACATTTGGGTTGACGGCGATTCAGTTCCTTATCCAACAGTATATCGTTGGTCAGGTTCAGCATGGGTCAAATTAGACAATGCTGACCAATCATCTACTAATGGACTAGTGTTCAGTCACTATTCACACGACGCACCTTATGATTCAACAGGTGCGGCAAACAGCAGAACAGCACACGCATCAACGGCCAATCCAGATTTACATCCGGAAGGCATATTGATGATTAACATGGACTACACTACTTACAACGTTAAGACACATACTGGCGGTAAGTGGGAATGGGCTTCAGGTGTAAATACTGACGGTTCAGGCAAGTTCGGCGGTGATGCTCAACGACACATAGTTGTCGAAGCAATGCAGGCAGCAATTTCTTCAAACGATGGAATTCGTTCAGAAGCAGTTTATTTCAATCTAATCTCGGCTCCAGGATACTTCGAGTTAATGGACGAGATGATTACATTGAATAAAGACAAGAAAGAAATCGCATTTGTAGTTGGTGATTGTCCATTGACATTAGAATCAGATTCAACATCAATGAAAGCATGGGGAACAGCAAATGTTCCAGCAGAAACTTACGCGGCAATTTATTACCCACACGGCTTGTCAAGTGACTTGTCAGGTAATGATGTAGTTATACCTTCATCAGCAGTTGCTCTAAGAACTATTGCATTCTCAGACCAGGTTTCATACCCATGGTTTGCTCCAGCAGGTCTTACTCGTGGTGTAGTTTCAAATGCATCACAAGTTGGTTATGTAAATTCAGAAGATGAGTTTGTTAAAGTACAATTGAGTGAAGGTCAACGTGATGTTCTTTACGGACAACGTATGAATCCAATCGTAGACTTCCCATCAACAGGAATGGCAGTATATGGACAGAAGACTACACAAGCAACATCAAGTGCTTTAGATAGAGTTAATGTTGCACGTTTAGTTAATTATATGCGTCATAATTTAGATACTATGTCTCGTGGATTCTTGTTCGAGACAAACGATAAGATTACTCGTGACAATATGAGAGATGCGGTAGAACGTTTCTGTGGCAATCTTGTTACACAAAGAGGTTTATATGACTTCTTAGTAGTGTGTGACGATTCAAATAACACACCAGCAAGAATTGATAGAAATGAACTATGGGTAGACGTAGCAATTCAACCAGCGAAATCTGTTGAATTTATTTACATCCCACTACGCATTCGTAACACTGGCGAAACATTAGCATAATATAGACTAGAAGGTTTAGTTTAAAACCCCTCCTCAGTGAGGGGTTTTTTATTGGGCGGCTATATGCTAACTGATAAATACAGTTATGAGAATTAATGAAGTCATATTACACGAAGAATTACTAGATGTAAAGTCTGTGATAAATTCGTCTATCAAAAAGTTAGATAAAGTTTTTAAGAGCAACAAACACGAACTAAGAATAGTTGGCGGTGCTGTTAGAGACCTTGCTTTAGACAAGACTCCAAAAGATATTGACTTGGCAACAGATGCCACACCAGATGAAATGATTGCTATACTTGATAAAGCAAACATCAAATATAAGCCGACGGGTTTAGAACACGGCACTATTACAGCAATCCTAGATAATGAACCATTTGAAATCACAACACTAAGAGCAGACACAGAAACAGATGGCAGACATGCTGAAGTAGAGTTTGTTCGTAGTTGGGAAGAAGATGCTAAACGTAGAGACTTAACATACAATGCTATGAGCATGGATATGGAAGGTAATGTATTTGATTACTTTAACGGAATGGACGACTTACAAGATAAAGTCAGTAACTTCGTGGGCGATGCAGATGAACGTATCAAAGAAGACTATCTAAGAATATTAAGATACTTCAGATTTCAAGGCAGACTTTCAACACCAAGTTGGAATGAAGAAACATTAAAAACAATCAGTTCAAATGTAAAAGGTTTACAGAATATAAGTGCTGAACGTATATGGCAAGAAATGAGTAAAGTTCTTGCAGGTAATAATGTTGCTAACGTTTTAACTCATATGACTAAATCAGGTGTCAGTAAAGTTATAGGATTATCAACAAATGACTTGAACAAAGTAAAAGATAAAGGCAATCCTATTATCGCATTAGCACAAATGGGGAACACAACAGACATAGCAAAACGTTGGAGATTAAGTAACAACGAATCGGCTCTGTTAGACTTTTTAGTTAAGAATAAAAACAATTCACTTGACCAAAAGAAAGTAGAAGATATGATTGCTGATGGAATTGATAAGAATTTAATTTCAGCACTAGTAACAATACAAGGCAAAGATTTAAATGTTGATGCTAAAGTTCCAGATTTTCCTATTACAGGAGCAGATTTAATCGCAAAAGGTATGAATCCTGGACCACAAATGGGTGCGAAACTTAATTTATTAAAACAACAATGGAAGCAAAGTAACTTCACTGCTACAAAAGATGACTTGTTAAAAGAGAATTCAGACTTAGGCACACAAAGAGGTAGATTAGAATACTATCTAAAGAAACCAGTTGAAGATGGAATGTTAGTTCATTTATCGAGTTTAGGAAAGTTTCATAAAGATAACGACTCATTAGCAGATATAGTTCCAGAAAGAAATGGCACATATGCTTTACATCCTGATAAATGGGAAAGCACATTTTACAGTTTAACAAACAAAGATTTCAAAAAAATAGTTCATTACAAGCCAAGATTAATAAAAGCACCAACAGATATGATTGTTGCTGATATGGCTATAGCAAACAAATTTTATAGAACCGACAATCCAGAAGAGCAAGACCAACTTGCTAAAGAATACAAAGACAGTATAGGTAAAGATGTTTCTAGTATGAAAATGCCAGAAGTTATTATATCTACATCAGTAAATGAAGATGAGGTATTTGTTACACTTAAAAAAGATGATATAGTTGTAAAAGTTCCTAAAAGAAGAGTAGAATATTTTCTTGACAGACATTATAAAATTGTTGAAAAAATAACAAAAGATACACCAATGGGTGATGTTATTAAAGACTTTTATAAGAGTGATGCACCTCAGTTTAAAGGTAAAAGTAAAGCAAAGAAAAGACAAATGGCTATTGCGGCTAAACTATCTATGAACGAAGCAGTACATACATTTATGACAGGACATGATGTTACTTTTGGCGGTCAAAAGTATGATGAAATGGAAATTGAAGTGACTGGAGTTGATAATGCTAATAAAAAATATAACATTATGATACTTACTCCGAAAGAATTATTTGGTAAAACAGTTGCGGTCAGTTCTAGATATATGGAAAGAGGACCATGGACTAAGACTGAAACATCAAATGCATTTGAAGGAGAAAAAGATGCTCATTAGAGATATAATTTCTGAAGGACCTAAAGATTTTGATGATATGAATCTGAATTCAGATAAAATACAACAATCACTTGATTATTTTTATAAAGAACATGCACCATCAAAAGCAACTGGTAAAAAGATTGACTCATTTAAAGGTTTTGATGTTATGAAATTTGTCTGGCCTGCTGGTTATGAACTTTATTTTTTAGTAAAAGATGATGTTCCAAATTTATATCTTGCATTGTCAAAGTATCAAGATGGACTTGCTGTTGGTAATATTAGGTCAAATGGCACAGTAAAAGCAACTGAATTCTATAATTATATATTAGATAAGATAACACCTAAATTATATAGTGATAAAGGACAAACACCTGCTGGTAGAAAAATATGGACTGCTCTTGACAAGTTTTTTCCTGATATCACAGTCACTGATGTTGGTGACAGATTAGTAGCAACAAAATCATCAGGAGAAAAAGATGCTCATTAGAGAGATTATTTAGAAACATAAGCATAATAGGAGAGAGGAATGTATCTAGGACAAAAAACAATGGTAATTTTGTTAGAGACTTATAATAAACTATATGAGTCAATGTCAAATTCTGCCGACAAACAAAAAATTGGTAAACTAATTGCTAATTTAGAAAAAGAAATAGAGTTAGAATCAAACAAAGAAGAAAACAAAAGTCATATAAGATTTGGAACTTCATCATATGCGAGGGCAGTAGAAAGTGAAAGCAAATAAAGAGAATTTGTGGCATTTTACATGTGACTTCTGTCAAGGTTTTTGGAGTGTTGCCACAATGGATGAGTGGGAACCAAAAGAATTATTTTGTCCACATTGTGGAAAAACGAACAAGAATGATAATGGGCGTTGGTCAGATGCAAAATTTGATGAAGATGAGTGGTGTTCATGTGGTCATAAAGTAATAGAATGTGATTGTAAAGCAGGATGTAAGTGCGGATGCCGAAAACAATTTCTCGGTTCATCGGGTGGATAGTAGAGTTTTTTAACTACAAACTTAATTATTGATAAAATAGATAAATACTAGTGTTAAAACCATAATCAAACATTATTATAGGAGATAAAGAAGATGGCAAGAACATTAAACAATTTTGGTGTACCAGTAGGCGATGGACCAGATGCAAGAGGAAGTGGTATATTACAACCAAAACTAAACTATAGATTCCGTGTAGTAGTTGCTGGTTTTGGTGGACCTTTGGTGCCAAGTACACAAGAATTTACAAAACAGGTTATGAATATATCCCGTCCAAAGGTATCACATGAGTCAATTCCATTAGATTCATACAACTCACGTATGTATGTTATGGGTAAGCACACATGGGAACCAATTACAATTACATTGCGTGATGATATCGCAAACAATCTAACTAAACTAGTTGGTCATCAAGTACAATCACAGTTAGACCATAAAAGTCAAAAAGGACCTTCAGCGGGTACTAACTATAAGTTTTCAACATTGATTGAAATATTAGATGGTAACACTGGTGATGCGACTGAGCAGTGGCAATTAGAAGGTTGTTTTATTACTAATGCTGACTATTCGCAAACAGACTATGCGGTTTCAGACCCAGTTACAATCACTATTACTTTACAATACGACAATGCTGTATTGAATGATGACCTTATGCCAGATATGGACTTTACATCTGATTCTTCGGTAGCAGGTTAATTTAACCGGGAGTAATCTCCGTGGGCAAAAAATGGATTCGTAAAGACAGAAATGGAGACCCTAGGAGGGTGTTGGCGGACAGTCCCAACGCAAGATACAGATTTGGCTTTGGAGGTAACCGTGGCTCGGCTATTACAGAAAGTGCTCCTAAACTTTCTGACCTATGGTATATAGAATATAAGCCAGTGTCTGATGGAAAAACATCAGATGTAACATCTTTTTCCCAAGTAGCAAAAGCAGTATCTCCTATTGCTATTCAAACCTCAACAATGCCTATTGACCAATATGGTAAAAGGATATATCTTCCCACTCGTGTAGATTTTCCAGAAGTATCATTGACAATGTATGACACAGTTGACGGCAAAATGTTTGACATGGCAGAATCTATATATAGTAAATTTTTTAAGAACCAAGCGGCTAAAGTTACGGGTGCAAATGCAGAGACAGTTCTAACAGATAGTCATGCATATGGTAGAAAGATACCAGATGTTCATCCAGACGATGGTCGTATTATACACGAGTATTATCATCAACATTTTGAAAAGATTATAATATATCATTTCTTTGGTAACCTTGAGAAGCCTGCGGTGCTGGATCGCTATGATTCAGGTTTAGAGGGTTTAGATGCTTACGGAAACGCAGGAAAAGGAACACTTCAGAAAATTGAATTAATCAATCCATTAGTCACAGGTATTACTTTTTCTGGTAGTGATTACAGTGTTACTGAACTAAGAACTATGGATTTTAACGTTCAGCCAGAGAATATAATAATAGGTAAAGTAGACGAAGAAGTAACATTCCCAGCATGGATGTCACATGGAACAGGTTATATGTTAGATAGATTAAGTCCACACCTTAAGAGAAAAAATTTAGATGAGATTTATCCTGCCCCAGTATTTGGTAAAGATGGCAGAGAGCAATCTGATAGAAGTAGAAAATATGCATCACTGGATCGCTATGATTCAGGTTTAGAGGGTTTAAATCAGCAGAAATATAGATCCCAGTTCGACCAAAAACAAAGCATTACAGATCCTTTAAGAATAGAAGAACAAGAAAAGGCGGATACTAATAGAAAACTTGATGAATTATTGAGATTATATAATGTTCAAATTCAAAATCCTACTGAACAAGGCAATGAAGCATTAGAGAGGGCTTTAAAAGATAGAATTGGCGTAATAGATGCCAAAAGGGCAGAAAGATTTTATACTGGTAACATTAAAAATTATATAGACGAGGGTAATCAAGCCCGTACTCCTTATGAAGCAACATATACAAATCCAGATATCCCAACATTTGGCGGTATCAGAGATAGCAATCCACCAAGAAACCAATATCCATCTTATACTACAGACTTAGGCAATTCATTAATACAAGAGTTAATTTTATCATTCTTTAGTAAACGTAGTTTTGATACTAACAATATCACACAAACTTTAAAAAGTAATTTAATCAGTTCAATGGGCTCGACATCAAAAATAGCAATTGACGGAGCAAGAATAATAGATGGAGCAGTTAGAAGTCAAACAGGAGCCTATGTTACGACAATAAAAGCAGATGAATCTGTTGTAACGAATGAACGACCAGTAGTACATAAAACTGATAATACTAAGGATAATGGCTGGTCAATTGGTGTGAGTAAGGCACTCTTAAGACTATTATCAAGATAATAAGAACAAGGAAAAAATAATGAAAATAGATATTTTAACTGCGAAATTATTGAAAAAGGGCTTTAATCAGGAAAAAGCGGAAGCATACGCAGTAGAAATTACAAATATCGCAAAAATGTACGGTGTCAATCCGTATGATTTTGTTGATGAACTATCAGAAAATTTTTCTTTCAATGACTTAGGAGCATTCGTCTTTAATAATGCATTGCGATTTGGTTATAAGACGGGCAAGATAACTCCGCAAACACCAAATACTTACATCGCAAGGGCAATTATTAAATAATGGCAAAATTCCATCAAGGTCCATACACAGTATTAAATCAATCAAAGTATTCAGGAAGCAAATCTCCTGTTTTTAGAAGTAGTTGGGAACAAACTTTTATGCAGTTCTGTGATACAAATCCAAATGTAATGGCATGGGCAAGTGAGCCTGTTAGAATTTCTTATCAACATCCTTTAACTGGCAAAGTAACATCATATGTTCCTGATTTTGTTATGGTATATCGAGATGCTAAAGGTAAGAAAAATGCAGAACTAATTGAAATTAAACCTGCTAATCAATCTAATCCTAAATTTGCAAAAAGCAGGGCACAACAGGCACAAGTAGCATTAAACTATGCTAAGTGGGATGCCGCAACACATTGGGCAAAAAAACGAGGTATGAAATTTAGAGTGCTTAATGAGAATGATATCTACGCAAACACCAAGAAACCAAAAGCAGTCAAAAGACGCAAAAAGAAATAACACACCTTAGGACCGATATAAGTCTTATATCTAAGGTGAGGATGCCGTTATCCATTATTCATATCGCTACTATGACTACAAAAAACGGCAACTTTATTTTGATAAATACGAATATAATTAAACAAGAGTGTATATTATGACAAAGAAATTGGAAGAAACATTCAATATTAAACCAGCAGAAGAAAAAGTTGAGAAAAATGAAGAAGAAACACCATCAATTGAAGAATCAAAAGAACTAACACAGATTCTATATGCTGAATTAAAGACTACTGAAAAGATTGATAGTGCGTTACCACTAGTACAAGACCTTAATGAACATGATAAAGAGATGGATGATATTCATCAAAAGGCTCTGGACGCATTCAATGACTTACTTCAATTAGGAATGAATGTAGAAATTCACGCTGGTGCTAAGTTGCTAGAAACAGCAAATCAGATGCTAAAAACGGCTATGGAAGCAAAAGATAGCAAAGTTGATAGAAAATTAAAGATGATTAACCTTCAATTGCAAAAAGCAAAGTTGGACCACAAGGTTGTTACATCAAAAGGAGACGGTTTAGAATTAGAAAGTGACGGAGCAGTCATAATTGATAGAAATGAACTACTAAAAAGAATTGACAACGCACGAAAAGACATAGAAAATGATAAATAAGAATAGAGTAATACGAATTATTTAATAGAGAACAAACATGAAAACATTTAAACAATACTTAACAGAGTCAACAAAAGAACACAAATTCACATTAAGATTCTGTTGTGACTTAGATGAGGTAGAGGAAAATCGCATTGAGACATTTTTGTCAAAATATGACCTTAAAACGATGTCAAAGACATCAACTACTCCTATCACTAAGAATCCAATGTTTTTTAATAATGTAACAAACTCAAAAGTTTCAAAAATTGATATTGTTACTGGTTATCCATTATCAGCAGATATTCTACAACAACAACTAAGTGACTTACTTAGTGTTTCCCTTGAGAATGTAGTGATTCATCCAGAAGGATGGGAACCCGAAGTAGAAGAAGATAGTGATGAAGATAAAAAAGCATTATTAGATACAGACTATGACGAAACATCAGATGATGGTAAAACTTACGGTAAAACTTTTGTAGATAAATTTTTAAACGATTTAGAGAAAAAAGAACACGAGGTTGTAGAGAATGAATTAAGCATCAAGCCAAAATCAGATCCTGCACCAGAACAAATGGATAAAGAAGAAAAATCTACTCCATCTGTCATAACAGGAGACGAAAATGACTAAGAAATACACTTTAACAACATCAGAGGAAACTGTTACAGAAAATCCAAACGATATCATCAGATTGATGAAACTGGCAGGTCTTGAAAATGCACAACCAGTTGCTGAAGAATTAGAAGCAGAAGTTTATGAGCCTACTGAAGCAAATGATGACTTAGACTTAGATGATTATTCTAAAAAGTCTCCAGAAAGCATTGCAAAACAAAAGAAATCAATTCAACCAACTCTTGGCGATAATCCATTAGAGTACTCTTTAGACGAAAATGAAATTCAAGAAGCATTGATGAAAGAATTTCCAGAAGATAAAGTAGAAGAAGGTGTTAAACTATCTGGTGGAATTCCAATTAAAAAAGCCGGCGGCAAAGACCAAAAAAGACATACCCCATTACCACCAAATAACAAATGG